AATGAGATATTATCATTTTTCGTTAGAATGTGTTTGTGTGGTATAATGTTTATTTTAAACAAGAAATATTATTATTTAATTCTTGTAATTCTTCTCGAAATAAAACAGAATCAAATTCTATATTTATAAGTTGGTCTTCATAAATAAGTAAATGGGGGTTTATTGATAGATATAGTCGCATAAAATTACGAAATAACAAGCGCGAATCTGCGTCTCGCAAATATACTTTAAATGTCTTTTGGTTTGTGTATACATTATTAAATCGTAAGCTCTTTAATAAAAGCATGCGTTGAATAAGCGACTCTTTTTCGAGGTTAGATTTACTTTCAACATATTCGCAAAATGTTCTGTAAATATGGCGAATATTATTAATATCATCAATGAATTTCATTATAGTGTTATTTTTGGTGTCTCAAAATATATTTGTCAAATATAATCATTTTTTCTTGTTTATAATATTAAAATGTTTAACTAAAATTATATTAATGAAACAATGAAAAACTAAAAATAAAAAACTTTAAAAGTAAAAAGGAAAATCAAATTTAGACATTTATTTTTGTCCATTTTTGAAAAGTGAAGATTAATCTTGAAAATAAAAAATTTTGTTTTTATCGTAACAACCCCCAAAAAAATGTTAAAAAACAACAGCATAACTTATTTTTTTTAAAAAAAGCGCTTAAAAAGAAAATAAGTAAGTATCATAAATGTTGAAAAAACAGATAAAAAAGTATCAGAAACTATCGCAGGAAAAAGTATCGGCGGATTTTTTTTGCGAAGTTTGTCACTATACAACGATATATAAAAGCAATTTAACCAAACATAATTTAACATCATTGCATATTTCAAAAATACAAAAAGTATCACAAGTATTACCTCTAAAAGTATCTTTAAATTATAAATGTGAAATGTGTGATTATACTACCATCTACAAAAGTAATTTAACTAAACATAAAACAAGAGCGTCGCATTTTGAAGTATCGGCACAAGTATCAGCACAATTAAATACAAGTTTTAATTGTTTGTGCGGAAAAGAATACCAATATAGTAGTGGTTTGAAAAAACATAAATTAAAGTGTAATATTGCGTTTGGAGAAAATACGACAATACTTGAAATATTAAAAAATAATAATGAAATATTGAAGGATAATAAGGAGTTTAAGAATTTGATACTTGAACAAAATAAGCAAATATTGGCATTGGCGGGAGAAAAAAGGACAATCCATAACACGCACAATATTCAAAATATTCAAAACAATACATTTAATTTGGGCCATTTCTTAAATGAAAAATGTAAAGATGCGATGAATATGAGTGATTTTATTAATTCTATCAATGTAACCTTTGCCGATTTGGAAAATACCGGAAAGAATGGATTTGTAAAAAGTATGACTCAATGTATTACAAGAGAACTTCAAAAATTGGATATATATTCAAGACCAATACATTGTAGCGATACAAAGCGAAAGGTCATACATATTAAAGACAAAAATGTTTGGGATAAGGATACCGATGAACATTCTACAACAAAGCATTTCCTTTCGAAAATAAATCATAAGATGAATTTTTTACAAATATTTAATTGGAAAAACAAATATCCAAATTGCGAATATGCGGATGATAAAATGAATACTTTATATTTAAAAATTGTTGGCAATAGTAGCGATTGCGAGGGCGATACCTATGAAAAAATCATTACAAATTTCTCGGATAAAATTACAATCGATAAAAAAGAAGGTGTAAATATGATAACTTGTGAATAGTTTTATTTCAAGATGAAAGTTTAGTTTCATATAGCATTATTAACATTATTTTACATATAATACAAGTAGCACAAACAATTAAATTTTCTAATGTAATCTCATCAATATTATTATGTTTTAAATGTTTAAAATAGTTATATTGTTTATTTTTTTTGCTTCGTTTATGGTTCTTGTTAGATGTAGGCGTATCGCTACATATAAGTGTAGAATTATTATTTAAAATGTAGATATACAAATACTTAAAAATGTAATCTATACAACTAAAATTTATATTATATCGTTCCAATTCTGCTAATGGGCATCTTTTAAACTTAAATATTACAAAAATATTAATACAGACAATTATATAGGTAATAAATAAGTAATTAATATTTTTAATGAATAATAATGTTAAGATTATAAGTAATCCATATAGCATATGAATGGTAATATAAAAAACCCCTTTATATAAATTTAAATTAAATCTATTCGCATTTTTAAAAAAATATAAATAAATTTCAAAAATACTATAATTTGATAAGTCAATCATAATAATTAAATCTTTAATAATTATTATAATTTAACACATTGCTATAATTAATGACGAAGAAATGGAATACAATGGCGCGATATTTTACATCGTCTTGTTCCATTGGGACATCTTTGTTTCGGATATTTGGTTTTACTATTTTTTAATTTCTTCATTTTATTATTATTAGAATGTTTATGTTTTTTATTATTTTTTTCCGATATTGTGACAAATTTTTTATTTTTAGTTTTCGAGTTATTCTTTATTTTATAATTATTAACACACAATTCTTCCGTAATAAATGTATCTCCAATGATTTCTTTACATCGCAACATTTGTGTATATTCAGGATGATTTTCCCAATCGATAACTCCCTTTTTAATTAATTTATTTTTTACAATTGATAAATTTTGTAAATAATCTGAATTATTATAAATATTATTTAAGCAGAATTGTTTATTGCAACTGTAATTATCCATATAATACATAAAGATAATAACTTGTCGGATTATTTTTCATTTAATAACATTAATGCCATTGCTGCGTAGTTGTGTAAGTCTAATAAGGTATCTTGAATTCCTTCGTCATTTACTAAATTAACACCATTTTTTGTAATTGATACCGCGCGTTGTAATTTGTCCTGTATTCGCATTAGAACCCCTATAACTCCATATTTAGCAAACGCGTCACCATAATCGGCGTTTTTTTTGGTAAATAATTCCAAAGCATAACTTTGTATCGTTTTTAATTGTTCGACACGGTTCATATTAAAATAGTATGGTTATTTTTGTTTATATTGTTATAAAAATAAAATTATTTTATTAAACAAGTTTTTTTAGTTGCGTTATATTTATACCCGTTTTTACATCGTTTCCGCTTATGCTCTGTTATAACACATTTATTTATTTTTTTATCAATTCTGCTTCCAGTAGGGCATCTGGACATTGTTTTTTTAATAATACATTTAAGCGTTTTTGTATCTCGTAAAGAGCCGATTTTACATTTCGGCATTTTAATATTATATTTTGTTTTACAATTCTTTCTGTTATACATAGGAGATTTATTTACATAACAATAATATAATTTATTAAGTAATTTATCATTTTCTAATTTTTCAGAAGTAGCACCTTGTTTTGTTAATTTTTGAATTCTTTCTATGATTTTATCAACGGACTGTTTTTCACTATGTATATTTTGTTTACAATATAATTTTAAACATTTAGTTTGGTTCATATATATTTATAATATATTATATTACTAAAAATGTCTATTTACTTGATATTGATATTCGCATATAAAATACTTGACTCATATTATTTGGGTCTTAAATTATAATATAATGTTGGAAAAAAATAAAAAGGTGAAAAAACCGCATATTGCGGTTTTTTTTGTCATTTTAAACATACAATGACTTAAACAGTCATTGTATGTTTATAACATATCGAGATTCTTTCTCGGCATAACGCACATCTTGGCAATTCACACTCATTTTTAATTTTAGCGTGGTCTACCATTTGATCAAAGCAATCAATACAATAATTGTGTTGACAACTAGTTGTGACTTTGTTTGACCTGGCAATTGTATTCATACAAATCGGACAATCTTCTAAAAGTTCTGTTTCAATCATATAAACATGTTGTATTTCTAATGAAATAAATTGTTTAAACTTAAGATTAAGAATTATTTTTAGAATGTCAGCGTTTAATATGAAATCTTTGTAATGTGTTAGTTCTGGCGATTCAAATCCGCCGGGTATTCTGTTTATCATGAAAAATTCTTCCGCCATAATTGAAACTCCATAAACAATTGGTAAATTATTTATACGGGCTCTTTTACTTCTTTCAATAATATATTGTGATATTAAGAAACACGAAGTCGCGTATGAGGTCATTCTTACCGATAGTCTTAAATTTCGTACTAATACATTTAATGTATTATTATAATATCGCTGTCTATGGTATAGAAATTGTGTAAACTCATTTTTTGTATTTATTATTGCTGCGTCTTGTGTCATGTTAACATCATTTATATTATTTAAAATATAATTAAAATGTTGACATAATTCGACTAGACAATTTAATAATAACGGGCTTGTACAATTAGAAGCACTATGTTCTGTACTTCTACAATATGAACATTTACGAGGCATTTTAATTAGTTGGGGTAATAAATTTTTATATAATACTATTTTTTTAATTTATATATGGTTTCAATTTTTTATTATGGCAAGTAATATTTACATAGCTAAAAAATATATATAGTAAGATTAAGATGAACCCAATATGTTTAGTTATAAACAATAATATGATGCGTAATTAAAGAGATACTATTTTTATATATAATTATATAATGTCATTAGAGTTAAAAAAATTTGATATGAAAAATATTACATTTAAATCAAATGATACAAAAGGGCCTGTTATATTTTTGATAGGTCGCCGTGATACTGGAAAAACATTTTTGGTTAAAGATTTATTATATTATCATCAAGATGTTCCAATCGGAACGGTAATTTCAGGAACGGAAGAAGGGAATGGTTTTTATTCAAAACTGGTCCCAAAACTGTTTATACACAATGAATATAACACTGCAATTATTGAAAACATATTAAAAAGGCAAAGATCGGTTTTAAAACAAATATCAAAAGAGGTTGAAACTTACAAAAAAAGTAATATTGACCCAAGAACATTTGTAATTATGGATGATTGTTTATATGATAATACTTGGTCACGAGATAAAATGATGAGATTATTATTTTTAAATGGTCGGCATTGGAAAGTGATGCTTGTAGTTACTATGCAGTATCCGTTAGGAGTCCCCCCAACACTACGAACAAATATAGACTATGTTTTCATTTTAAGAGAACCTTATATTGCGAATCGTAAAAGAATATATGAGAATTATGCGGGTATGTTTCCTACATTTGAGTCATTTTGTCAAGTAATGGACCAATGTACTGAAAATTATGAATGTTTAGTAATAAATAATAATGTTAAATCAAATAAATTACAAGACCAAGTATTTTGGTACAAGGCGGATAGTCATAACGATTTTAAGTTAGGCAGTAAAGAATTTTGGGAGTTGTCCAAAGGCATTAATTCGGATGATGAAGAAGAAAAATACGATCCGTCAAATAGTAAAAAAAGAGGCCAGGGCCAAAAAATTAATGTTAAAAAAACAACGAAATGGTAGGTAATCATTTTTTTTAATATTTTTTTTAACTATTGGTAATATATGTTATCATTTATTTTTAAAATTAAATTAGTATTCAAGATTATGACAATATTATATATTATTTTTAGTTAGATAATATATGTGAGTCGTAATACACATTAAGCATTCGAAATAATTATAATAATAAATTTTGTTTATTATTATATAATGTATATTTTGTATTTATGATGTATATTGTGCGGGCTGGCACTGGCATATAAATATTTATTTCTTCGTCGCAAATGGACCGCTTGTTAAAAGGCTTTGGCCATAATCAGATTTACCCATAATTATATTATCGCCTTCGAATAATTCACTACGAATATCTTCGGTTGTAAGCGACGCATTTTTTTGTAAAACATCTATTTGAGTATTCATATTATTAATCCCGATTAAGTTTCCGTTATCATCGATAGTTTGCGTTAACTTAGCACCCGTTTTTTCGGCCTTTTTAATATTGTCTTCAATTGCGGATTTTTTAGCCTCTTTAATTCGCTGATCAAATGTGGTTTTCGCATTGGTTTCATTCTTAATTTTTTCACTCATTAATTTATTGAGTTCTTCTTCTAAATATTCGACTCTTCCAGTTTTATATGCTTCAGGGTCCCAAGGCATCCACATTCCTACAGGTCCAACAAAAACATCATGAGAAGGGTCCTGCTCTCGTAATAATTTACACCGTAGTTCGGCTTCTTCCAATGTAGGAAATGTTCCTCTAATCTTTACACCGCGTGTACTTGTTTGGAAATTATGGGCTACATTAAATTTAGCGTCAAGTTCTTCCTCATTCTTATCGACAAATGTTTTAAACTCGTCCGTTATATTAAGCTTAGTTAATTCGCCTTTTTCTTCTTGGACAAATTCAGTAAAATCAGAATACACATCATCGAACTTTAACTTATATTTATAAGATAAAAAATTTAAAAAAGATACAAACTTTTCCATTGATTTATTGAAATTATATTTATTTAGGAATTCTTCAAAAAAGAAATTTTCCTTTTTTTTAAGAATGTTTTCAGGAGAAACAAATGACATACAAACAAATTTTTGTCCTGCGATTGGTTTATCTTCGTCAAGCAAATCTACATACTTGCTTGGCGGTTGTTGTTTGCTATTACTTTTACTTAGATATTCAGACATTTTATACTTTTAAATACTTGTGTTTAAGTTTTTTAATTATCAATATATATTTTTTTCTTTAGATTTATTATAATGAACGGAATGGTGAATATAGGAGAACTAGTTAAACGACTAATAAAATATTTGATTCAGGGTCTAATGATTGCTATTGTTTGTTATGCTGTACCAAAACGCTCATTGAACCTTGAAGAAATCGGCGTTATTGCCCTTACGGCAGCCGCAACATTCTCCATTTTAGATACTTATCTTCCATCCATTGCGGTTTCTGCCAGAACCGGAGCTGGATTTGGAATAGGTGCTAACTTGGTCGGGTTCCCTATGTAAATTATATAGGGTGACATTGAATATTTTACACATAAGTTACATTCAATATATTTATTGTAATCGCAATAAATATATAAAAATACAACATATATCATTTTTATATTTACAAATATATACCTACCTATAACTATATAATTTATTATTATTTACGCAAATTCTTCTTCATCTTCAATTATCAAATTTTTAGGTTTTACAACTCTTGATTTTTTTACCTTTGATTTTACTTCAGGTTGTATTGTTTCATCATCTTCTTCAATTATCAACTTTTTAGGTTTAACAATTCTTAACTGTTTTACCTTTGGTTTTACTTCAATTTCTATCACTTCGTCTTCCTCAACCACTTCATTTGACGACGGATTTTTTATTTGGTTGATTTCTTGGCGTGTTAATCCTATTAACTTGTAAAACTCGTCTTCTGTAATATCCGCAATTCCCAACTTACGAATGTCTGGAAGATATTTGAATGCTTCACTATCTAAAAACGATTGTCCGTATTTAGGATAATCACTAATAACTACACTAATGTTAAAATCCATTATTTTTTTAATCAACTCTAAATTGTCGCCCAAAATGTAAAACTTGTGATTTCCAGTCAAACTCATTTTTCCTTCATCAATAAACGCACCCTTAAATCCTCGTTTATTCGCAATAATCAGTTTGCGTTTATTTGCGTCTGGATGTTGTTCTGTTGCTTTTTTAACCAATATACCTTCGTTTAAGGTATATGTATCAATCGCCCACATATCTTCTAATGTATATTCCGTTGGTATTTTTGCCTTTGTTCCAGATGATTTTATTGTTTTTGTTTTGTATTCCAAAGTACAATTATGTTTTTCTATAAACTGAATTAGTTTATCAAATATACTATGGAATGCTAATGGAATGGAATAATTTTTATTGAGATATTCAAACGATGTTGTTGTAAGTTTTTTGCGTTTGATTTCGCTAATAATCTCTGTTTTTTTATTTTGTGTATTAAGAGTGTTTTGTAATACATACAACGAAATAGGAATATCAGCATTAATCCTTCCTTTTGATTGCGAATCGTCCCACAATTTCAACCAAACAATATGTTTCTCCAACATCTCGTTATGTAGTGAATGACTTTTCTTCAACCAACTTAACGGATTAATGAATGTTAAAAATCCATCTGGTTTCAACCATTCAAACGATTTTTCAATAAACTTCGTCCAGATGGTTTCATTTTTATCTCCCAATTGCTTTCCAG